CTTCGGGTTGCGCGTCGTGGTCATCCCGACGATGTCGATGGGCACGTACCCCTCCATTCCCGACTCGCAGATCGCATCGATGATCTCCCCCGCAGGCCAGCCCTCGACGGGCGCGTGCGCGAGCGTGATCCACCCCTCTCTGTCGAGCGGGCCGAGCGTCTCCAGGAACGCGAGCGCTGCTGGCGAGAACGGCTCGCGCGGTGTCAGTTCGATCACCGGGCCGGTTGCCTCGTTCGGGCGGCCCCACGCCCAGATCAAGCCCTTGCCGTGCGGCCGGTGGCGAGCGTTGGCCTTGCCGACCCACACGCCCTGGACGGTCTGGTCGTAGCTCCACAGCGTCGGGTCGATGATCGTCGCACGGTGGTCGTAGCAGTCGTCGCCGAGTACCAGCCAGGAGTGCTGGCCGGGTACGCCCTGGCAGAACCCGCGCGCTACTCGGCAGGTGCCGAAGCGCCCGGAGCGCATCAGCGCGACGCTCGCGGCGTGGCAGCGCTGTGCCCAGTCGTCCAGTGGCGCGAGCGTCTGTTCAGCCAGGTCGGCTAGGGCGACCCGGAAGGGTTCGTAGCTCACCGCCTGTACAGCGCCTGAGAGCGTCTGTCGCGCGCCTCAGCGGCGAGGTCGCGCACCGGCGCGGTCTTGCCCGTCTTGACGAGCGACGCCAGGCCCACGAGCCCGATGAACTCGCCCTCCAGTGTCTGGACGTAGCACATGCCCATCGTCCCGTTGGCGGGGCAGCCGAACGGCTGGGTCTTCTGCACCTCGCGGCCTGCGTAGGCCATCACGCGAGCGCTTGTCAGGTCGAGCAGCCCTCCCGGCTCAAGCCGGTAGACAGCCTTGTTCTTGGTCTTCGCCATCACGCCACCTCCTCCATTTCGATCTCGGCCTCGTAGAGCGTCTGGCCCAGCCGGTCGGCGCAGCGCGCGCACGACAGGTACCAGTCGAGCACCGGGTGCTTGCACGCGCCCTCTGCGGCCCGGTCGCATTTCGCGAACGCTTGGCAGCGGACGTTGTCGCTGGCTTCCAGTGTCTTCGTCATGTGCCCTCCTCGGTCGGTTGGTGCGGCCCCTCTGACCGCACCACCAGTATAGCGCACATCGTGTGCTCTAGCTGACGCTGCTGAGGACGCCGTCCACGATCTGGTAGTTGACGGGCTCGTCGCTCTCGACAACGCGCGTGTCGCGGACCAGGGTCCAGCGCATGGACAGGTCGCGAACGTACATCTGCGCCTCGGCCTCGGTCGCGAAGCGCAGCGCGTTCCCGGCCCACGTGCCGCTGTCGTCAGCGATCACCTCTGCTTTGAAGCTCATGTTTCACCTCCCCTCTCCACTAGCTCGACAAGGGTGTCGGGATCGACCCAGCGCAGCGTGGTCCGCAGCCCCTGTGGGGTTACGTCGAGCCGCGCGAGCTTGACCTTGTCGGAGCGCTGGCCGTCGAAGTAGATGACCGTCTCGTACAGCGCCTTACCGCCGACGATGCGGATCCGCTTGTCGCCCTCGTAGCCGATCAGATCCCACGCGCGGACGACGCCCCACCAGTCCACGGTGTTGGTGCAGGTCGTACATTCGACGCGGCCGTCCGGCCGGTTGATCGTGTCGCGGTCTTCGTAGCAGACCGCGCACCACATCAGCGGTCCCCCCTCAGCGATGCGCGCACAGCCTGGCGGCTGCGCTTGTCCTTGCGCACGCGGCCCTTGCCGGACTTGCCCATCGCCCCGGCGCTGTTGCGCTGGTGGGCAGCGACGGCGACCAAGGAGCGAACCTTGGTCTGTTTGGCGCTCATGCCCACAACTCCTCATCGAAGTGGTGCCAGAGCGGCGAGCGGCCGTACTGCGAGTCGGTCCACGGCGCGTCGAGCGCGTTGATCCAGCTTTGGATCCATGCCCTGAGCTTTCTCATCGCTGCCTCCTCGGTCGGTGGGGGCGGGGCCTCTCTCCCGCACCACCAGTATAACACACAACGTGTGTTAGCTGCGTGCCCGGAGAACTGCGCGGCCCTTGTCGGTGATCCGCCAGCGCTCATGCGCGTTGCGCGACACGAGCCCGCGCTCCTCCAGCCGCCAGAGCACGTCGGAGCGGACGCCCAGCCACTTGGCGGTACGTCCGTTGCCGAACTCCAGCGAGCCGAGCACGGTCATCTGTCGGCGCGTCAGCTTCACGAGTCGTCGTCCTGCGCGTAGGGGTCGCGCCAGCCTCTGTCTTCACCGGCTCGCCACGCCGCCCACGAATCGAGTTCGTCTTCGGTGTCCATCGCGAGGTCGAGCCGTCGGTCGCGCTCAGCCAACTCCTCGTCAGTCAGCTTGCGCTGGCGCGGCAGCCCCCACCCGTAGTCCTGGCCGTCCCAGGTCATCACGCCTCCAGCGCCCGAGCGAACCCGAACGTGGCCTTGGTCTTGGTGGTCGCGGCCTCGGTCAGCATCACCGCGCCGACGTTGATGGTGATCGTCTCACCGTCGGTCGTGATGAACTGGCGGATCCCGTCGTCGTCACCCATCGTCCGGCGCTTCAGCGTCGAGCCGATGTCGGCGGCGCGGCCCTTGACCGTCCTGGCGAGTCCGTTTGCGAAGTACAGCGTTGTCGCGTCCATCGTGTCTCCTCGGTCGGGGAGAATCGCGGCCTTCTGACCGCACCAACATCATAGCACACATCGCGCGCTAGCGCACCCTGCGAGAGTGTCCTTTGATGAAGTGCGTCGGCTGTCCCTTCACGTGACCCTTCGCGCTGTTCGTCATCTTCGCGATGGACGTTTTCTGACCGCAGCCGCACTCGCACAGACCGGGGCCGAAGACGGGCTCGGGATGCTCGACGCGATCCCAGGTGTCTCCTCGTACCGCCATCTGCACGGTCGAGATCGACACGCCGTATTCGTCGGCGAGAGCACGGCTTCGTTCGCCTGCGTGGTAGCGCTCGCGGATCGCTCGCACGCTCTCCAGGGTCAACCTGCTCGCCTGTCGCTCGCGCTCGTACATGTGATCCGAGTTGTCGCGCTGGGTGCCGCCGACCAGGTGCGCGGGATTGCAGCACACGGGGTTGTCGCAGGTGTGTCTGACCGATGGCGGCAGCGTGCCGTAGGTCAACTCAAAAATCAGGCGTGGAGCCCGGCGTATCCGCTGGACCCCCGGTGCCACGATGACCCCGACCTGGCCGTACCCGTTGTTCAGGCTCGCTGTCCAGGGCCAGCACTCGCCTGGTCCGCGAACGTCAACCTTCGCCCACAGCCGCTCGATCAGTCGCGAGGTCCACGGCGTCTCAGTACCCGTCGTCGTCGTCGCTGTCGTCGTCGCTGTCGTGGAATCCATTGCTGTCGTCGTAGACGTACGAGCCGTCGTCACGGCCTGGGGAATACTCCATCGAGTCTTCGCGCAGCGTCGAGCGCTGGAACCCCAGTTGTTCCATCTCGTCTATGGACGTGATCTCCTCGCGACCAACTTGTTGCCGTATCCAGAAGCATTCACGCGCGACTATACAGTAGGAAAGCGCTTGCATGTAGTCGTCGGGACCGTCGGCGCGGTAGAGCACCTTCACCTTGCCGAGATCGTCCTGCTCGACAGAGCGGACGTTCGAGCACATCTGCGCGACGAACGCTTCGGGGAGGTCTTGGGGGAGGTATTCGCGTTGGGCGCGGATGCGTTCCTGGGCAGCGTCTATCGCCTCGACACGGCGGACGCTCGCGCGGCGCTGGAGGTCGTTCACGGTCAGCACATCCTTCTGCTCGCCGGTGGCGTAGTTGACGATGAACACGCGACCGGCGAAGCGGTTCGCGAACGCTGCCGCGAGACGCCCTTCGGGGAGGTGGTCGATGCCCGCCATGTTCACCCGGAAGCGGTCCATCAGCTTCGCGAGATCCTCGAAGCTGTCCACCAGCCCGACGTGCAGCGCGCGGCTCTGGGTGTCGCTCGTGTGCTCGCTGACCCACACGTTCAGCGAGCGGGTGCTTGCGACATCGACGCCCATCGTGACGGGGTTCGCGCCGGTGTACGCCTGCTGCTGGGTGTAGTCGCGCTGGGCAGCAGCGATCATCGCGGCGGTCAGCCTCGCTCCCTCGGCCTCCCACGGCTCCCCGAGATCGCGGTTGTAGAAGACCTGGCGGCG